GCTTTAGGTGGTAAGTAGTTACAGTAAAAGTTTTTTTTGATTAGCCTGCGATCTGTTTTCGAGCCAAGGTAAAAATAGCAGTAAAAAAACTGCACTTTTTTTGGGGATTTACCTAACCCCTTGTTATTCCAAGGGTTACGGTGCAGTAAAGATACTGCTTGATTTATAGAAAATACTGCACCCTTGACATTTTGTCAATAAAAGTCATAAGTCCTTTAATTACGTCAAGGGTAAATTGACAAGTTGTCAATAAAAGTCATAAGTCCTTTAGTCTGACAGAATGTCATTGACAGAATGTCAAAACCGCTGAGAGCCATTCTAAGCCCTCCGAACCTCCAAACTGGCTCCGCCCTAAGTCGTCTACCTGTCGTCACTTAGTCGTCATCTGTCGTCAACAGCGTGTCTTTGGGTACTGAATTATTAGCGTCCGCTGACGAGCCTTACAGACCCCTTCTCGAGCATTTTGACTTTCTGTCAAAAGCCTCCAAATCACTGACAATATGTCAATAAAACACCTCATTTTTACGCAAATTTTACGCACTTTGTCCTTGACATTTCCGATCCAGTCGCTACACTGGGGGGTGCGCTGGCGGTACGAAGTGGACACTGAACTAGGTCTGACGCTCTAAGTCCTTACCCAGTACCACGGAGTAAGCCTGAATGTAGGCTCTGCGTTACCAGTATCACCCATGCGCTCAAGCTTTCACCGTGCGTACACGATGTCACCATGACCAAGGCAGTAGGACATGGAGTACATCACCATGTCATACTTAGTAGGACATAGTGAACATCACCATGTCATACTGCCTTGTATATCGTCGATATACGATGAGTCCCACTATGTGCAGTAAATTCACTGCACATGGTGTACTTTAGGGTCGGGGGTCAAAATCCGAATTCCTATATGTGAGGTCTAAATATTTTTATAGAACCCCCATACTCCCAGAATAGGAAAAGCATAAGTGGTGTTTGACTCATTGTGAGTCACTTAGGAGGTGAATGATGCGTATTGGGATAGTGTTGGTAGTAGCGATGTTGTGGATTGGTTGGGGACTGTGCAGTTGGTTTTGTCATACTGCGTGGGGAGCTGAGAAGGTTGATCCTATTGTAGAGCTTCGTGAGCAGGCAGGTGATTTACAACGGCAGGTTAACGGGCTTCAGGCGCAGTTAATTGTAATAACGGGGATACTGATGAAGAGTGATTGTGATTGTAATTATGAAGAAGTGCTTATGAGGTTAGAGGCGCTCAGAATGAATATGAATAGTGAGAAAGAACATTGAATCTGGTTTGTTCTGTTGGAGGGTAAATGTTTCACGTGAAACAATGTTTCAGGGACTTTTTTCTTGACAGGTATGGTTATATTTGTTATGGGAGACCCTTATGGACTTATATGAAGATGGTATGGCAGGAAATAATGAAGGTGATCAGGGTGATAGCCCGTTAGGTGAATTTCCGAATCTTTCCGAGGGGTGGGACAGTAGTATCAGGTACAACCTGATAGGCGGACCCTTTGACGGGGACACGATATGCAGGAACAAGGTGGTATATGGTATTATGCCTGAGGTTGTGGAGTTAACGTGGAGGGATAAGGCGGTTGCGTATTATCTCTGTGAGCAACGGAAACGGTATTATTATGAGGGGTTGGTATGAGTAAAAAGGTTGATTTTCTTGAGGAGCGGGAAGTTGTTATCGGCAAAAACGGTATTGCCAAGCTCAAGGTTAAGGGAAAGAGTAAATGGACGGAGGATCTCGGGGATTTGCTGGTTTATCTGGTTGGACAGGGCATGACTCAGAAGCCACTCTGCAAGTTGGCGGGAATTAACACTTCTACGCTCGGTGCGTGGAAAAAGGAAGGTGGTCCGTACTATAGGAAGGAATTTGCCATAGCCTATGAGGATGCATATAAACATGAGGGTGCGGACAATATCATGTCGGAATGCGTTCAGATAGCTGATGATACGAGTCAGGATATGTATGAAGGTGAATCGAAGTGGGGAGTTGTTCGGAAGCCCAATATAGTGCCCACAAACAGGGCGAAGGTGCGAATTGACATCAGGATGAGGCAATGTGCGGTCAGAAACAAGGAAAAATACGGTAAATCCGATACTTTAACGCATCAGGGGGCGATTGAGACCAGCTACATCATTCAAAAGTTCGGAGACGGCACAAATACTCCGAAAAAGGAAGAAAAAAAGGAAATTCTCCAACAAAACCGACTAAGTACGGAGAACTGAATGGATTTAATATTAAAAGTTGTTGCTGTAATTTGTATAGTAGCCTTGGTTGTTATATGGAGTCTGTTTTTACACGATAGGAAACGAGAATAATGGCAGAACGCAGAATATTACTCAAGAGAAAACCAAATGACTGGTTGGATAATGCACTGAACACATGGCTCGGTATTGAGAACACTGTAGCTCCCTTTACACTGGAAAAAATATTAAATCAGGATCAGGAGCCGTTTATGACGCAGGTACGAAATCAACCCAAGGCAAGGACGGGGATCTTCGGACCAGAACAACCTTCTGTGGATCTAAATGAAATCCTGAAGAGGAGGTTCCCCAATGTCCGCCTTGAAGATCTGGGGATACTGGGAAAAGGTGGTGAAGTCGTAAAAAGGGGGGTCAGAGGTGCGGTGGGTGACACCCTCAATATAGGCACTGAGTACTCAAAGCCTTCGTCTATCTTTACGAGATGGGGCATCGGAGCCTTTGGCGGTGTTTTTCAGAAAGGAGCAGCAGGCGGTGCAAAAGTTCGTCCGAAGCAGGAACTTGTTACCGACCCAGTAAAACAGAAGCAGCTTGTCAGCAATATAAAAAATGCGGGTACGGGATCTGAGGGATTCTCTAAGGAACTTCTCAAGAGCCGAAATACACGCATAGAGCTGGAAAAAAAGGCAGTTGCCCTTGGTATTCCCAAAGGTGGTACGAAAACCAAACTTACTGAAAACATATACAATAAAGTCAATGAATTAGAGAAGAGCTTCGTAGGATCCGCCCAAGATTCACCTTTTAAGAAAGTAACAGACTTACCACAAAATATACAAAAAGCAGTTGAAAGACGTAATGTTGATTTCATTGATGGCAAGATAAAGCTTCCTAATGGAGATGTGGCTACTGCTACCAGTATTGATAAGTTAATAAAGGTAATAAAGGAAAGGGAAAAGAAAGGTCTATCACGTAATAGTGATCCTACCAAAAGTCTTACAGACGAGCAAAGACTTAAACGCTTACAAGCGCTACCTGATAATGCTAATGTAATAGAGGTGCGTAAGGCAGAAGAAGTAAATGATTCACGTACTGTTACAAAAGCAGAAGGTATTAGAATAGCAAAGCACAACATTGCTGATAGAAAACAATATATAGCTGACCTTGAAGCTACAAAGGAATTGTTAAAAGAAGAAGTTGCGCCACGGGAGGTTCCAGTCGGTCAGGATCTCATCCAGAAGGCGGAAGCCAGATTCGGTATTACAGATGATGTCCTCGAAGCAGGGTATATCACTCCAGAAGGGAAGTTACTTGACCTTTCGGGCAGGCATGAGTCAGGAGAGTTTATGCGCATAGCGGGCAGGAATGTACTTAAAGAAGGGCAAGCAACCGACTTCTATAAAGGTACCAGAAATACAGATCATGGAGACCTTGGCTCAGATATAGCCAATGTAATCGAGAAAAGAGGGGTTAAAGCCGTAAGGAATCCCAATCAGAGTTATCAGAGTGCTAACCTTGATCCTGATACTAGTAATTTCTGGCAGGTACATAAATCAACTACAGACACTCTTAACAACTTTATGAAAAATAGCGGGGTTATCAGGGTTAGTGCTGGTGAACCACAAGTCGCAGGTGGTCAGGGAAGTATGTTTGCAGATCTTTCGGAGGTTGATCTTAAAAATATCACGGATGCACAATGGGCTCAGATTGCACGGATGAAGTCAGGCTCTAACACCGCTGTAATGGATGTTATTCTCCCAGAGGGTGCTGGCTCGCAGACATTTGCAGAAACCGAGTTCAGAAGCGTAGAGAATCTGAAAAGAGCCGTTGATAAAATCATAAAAGAACAAGAAGCTGTTCCAGCCGTTAAGACCATTGAGACGGTAGAAGGTAATATAGCAAGGGCTGCAGCACCAGAGCAGGTTGCTGAGTCAGGCTTTGCTATACAGGCAGCTCCCTTTAAATTAGGTAAGTCGGGCGGAAAACCGCAGAAGTTTGTTCCGATAGTACAAAAGAAGACCTCAGTAATCCCTGTAAGCAAAATTCAAAAAGCAGAAGAAGCAGCTATTTCAAGTCGAGCAAATAAAATAGCAAACGCTACGCTTCCCGAAGGGCAAAAACAGAATCTCGTAACAACAGACAGGATACAGCAGTTTATAACCGATGAAAATATTCAAATGATTCAGGGATGGGACAAAAAGCATGGAAAATGGCGCAACAAAATAGAAGATACTATCAATAAGCAACTAATAGGTAATCCTGCATTTGAAGCGTTAAGTCTACCTGACAAGGCAAGTGTTATTGGTCTTGTTGAGAGACCCATTAGAGAGCTAACCTTCCCAGAGATACAGAAGCTCACTACAAACCTGAAAATGAAATCTCCTGCCGATCCTAAAACTGGCAAACCTCGTAAGGATTCGTTCATAAGGGAGGTTGATACGGTGATAGGGTGTGGGAATAACTGTGCGGAGTGCTATGCTGCGGGTCTGTGTGGTCAGCAACAGGTAACTTTCCAAGACCCAGTACCGACAACGATTCATCCAGATGAAGTAATAGACCCTAAAACACTTGTAAGGGTGGGCGTTAATGGTGACGGTGGTATAGACTGGCAACACACTGCAAATGAGATGAGGAAACTTCTTGATCGGTCTCCAGACGCTACTGCTGAAAAGAATTTATTTTTTGTGTCTAAACTGCAAAGTTTAAAAGGCTTTGATCCTGAAATTGCAAAAAACATAGAGGTGAGCCTTGACCCGTTAAATCCGACACAGTTGCAGATCACAATTGACAACCTGAGAACTCTTAAAGAGAAGTTTCCTGAGGTTAAAATTCAGGCTCGTATAAGAAGTCTTATAAGTAAGAATCCCATTATAAAAGCTCAGATGCAAAAGGCTATAGATATTACGAATGAACTGAAAATCCCCACACTCGAAACAAGGCTTAGATGGAAGAGAGGTTCTTCTGCAAATATATTCGGACTTGATACAAAGTTCTACAAGAAATCAAGTAGCGGTACACTTAAACTAAAAAAGGCTGCAGCTAAAGGGGCTTACCAGTCCTCTGTCTGTGACGATGCTGATTCGGCTTCGTGTGCAGACTGTCTAAACTGTTTTAAGGGATTCGGTATAACACCTCCAAAGCAGACTGTATTTCCACGGGGGAAATAATGGAAGGAAAACCGTTAATAGATATAGATTGGAGCGAAGTAGAGGCTCCTGAATTGGACTTGGAAAATGACAAAGACTGAATCATTTAGAGACAGGGCGAAAAGAGAAGCGATTGATGCCACTATAAAGGGTGGGGATATAGGCAAAAAGACTGGCAGGGGCGAGAGTATCTCTCCTCAGAAGAACGACGATACCAGCGGTACCGACAGGACAAAGAGAAAGTAATGGCGATAACACTGCCGCATAAATTTGTGCCGAGAGACTATCAGGTTCCGATCTTTGATGCGATGGAGAGCGGATACAGAAGAGCAGTGATGGTGATGCACCGTCGTGGTGGCAAAGACAAGACCTGTCTGAACATCATGATATCTAAGATACCCCAGCGAAAAGGTGCGTATTACTACTACTTCCCTACGCTGTCTCTGGGGAGGAAGATTCTCTGGGACGGTATGGATAAAGCTGGCATGAAGTTTATGGATCACTTTCCTCGTGGTATGGTTGTAAAGTCTAATGAACATGAAATGAAGTTGTTGCTTTCGGGAGGCTCTACGTTTCAGATCCTCGGAACAGACAGGCTCGACGTTGTAGGTGTTAACCCAGTCGGGTGTGTGTTTTCTGAATACGCACAACAGGATCCGAGAGTATGGGACTTTATACGTCCCATTCTGACCGAAAACGAAGGGTGGGCGATGTTTAACGGAACCCCTCGTGGCAAGAACCATTTATATCGTATGCTTCGGATGGCAAAGCTTTCCGACAGGTGGTTCGAACAGGTACTGACCGTAGAGGACACCAACGCTATATCTCTGGCAGACATTCAGCTCGACAGAGACGAAGGCATGAGCGAGGAAATGGTTCAACAGGAGTATTGGTGTAACTTCGAGTTTGGTCTTGAGGGTTCGTACTACGCACAGCTTATAGCACAGGCTTATAAGGAGGATAGGATCTGTGATGTGCCTCATCAGAGGGCATACGGAGTCTTTACTTCATGGGATATAGGCGTGGGAGATACCAACGCTATATGGTTTCTCCAGCAGGTGGGACCGTGGATCCATGCTATAGACTATTATGAGATGAATAATGTAGGCGTTGATCACTACGCCAATGTCTGCAGACGAAAAGAAACAGAAGACGGATATAATTATATTGCACATTACGCTCCACATGATATAAACGTAAGGGAGTGGGGAGCCGATCAGGCTGCCAAAAGAATAGAAACAGCACGGAACCTTGGCATCAACTTTACGAAAATACCTAAGGTTAAAAATAAGCAGGATGGCATTGATTCCGTGCGAGCTATATTGCCGATTATGCGTTTTGACAGAACCCGCTGTAAGGGTGGAATAGACGCACTACAGGACTATCAGAAAGTTTTCAATGAGAAATACAATGTATTTGCAGACCAACCGCTAAAGAACTGGGCTATGCACGGTGCAGACGCACTTGAAACTGGAGCAGTAGCCATTAAAATACACGGAGACCTTTCGTCTGCCAGTATGTCAGAGCAGGAAGCAAGGGATCTGGAAGAACAGTATGCCTCAAAAGGGGCAATGTAAATTATAAGGAGATTTTTATGGCTAATTCAAAGATTGTGTTGAAACGTAGAAGGAAGCCAAGGAGGGAACGCTATGGCTGAAATACAGTATGAAAGAACGAGGTTTGATCAGGGTAAGGGTGGAAACGGAATACTTGTTGAATGGAAGAGTGTAACCAATGCGGATACATTTAAGGCGTTTACCGCTCCTGCGTTTTCGGATGCCAGTGTTCAGGTAGACGGTACATTTGACAGCAGCACGGTTTTGATTAAAGGCACAAATAATCCTGCCAGTACCCCTGCAAATTTGCAGTCACTGGTAGACATCTTTGAGAATGCGATGTCGTTTTCAGCGGAAGCAATGAGGCAGCTTGCACAGAATCCACTTACCATACAGCCGTCTGTTTCAGGTGGTGGTGGAAGTCAATCTCTTAACGTAAGAATTCTATTTTACTTTAAAACTTAACGGAGAAGCTATGGGGAATATAAATTGGGAAGAAACCGAAGCTATTGCTCGGCAATTTAACAAAGCTTTCAAAGCTTCTGCGGAAATACTGAAGGTAGTTGAAGCTGTGAGAGCTGCGGAAGGCAACGTGTCGTCTCTTCTTTCAAAGGCGGGCGAACTTAATAAGACGGTTAATACATCAATTATAGAGAATGAGCGTCTGAAAACCGACGGTGACGAACTCGACAACGTAATTAAACAGAAGAAGCAGATGGTGGACGAGCTTAATGATAAAGTTACCAAGCTTGAAAATATCTTGGAAAGTGGTTGTTCTCAGAAAGTCTCGGAGCTGAGAGACTCCTTTGCCGAGGCAAAGGCAGAGTCTCAGGAAACATTTGACCAGCTACAGCGTGAACATAGCGAAAAAATAAAGGCGATGGATTCAGAGCTGGAAGCTAAAGAAGCAAAAATTAAAGAGGTGAATGCTGCCCTTAAAGGGCTGAGCGAGGGCGCTGGTGTTTTGGTTAAATAATAATGGCAGAACGCAGAATAGATAAATACAATGAAACGTATAACAACTTTATCGTTATCTGGGATAAGTGGATTAAAGAAGCCGACAGTGATATGCGGTTCGTTCTTGGTGATCAGTGGAGTTCAGCAGAGAAGGGTTACCTCAAGAGTAAAAGAAGGAACGCCTTTGTCTTTAACAAGATAAAACGCATCATTAAGATTATTTCTGGTTACCAGCGTAAGAACAGGCTCAGTTATAAAGTTGACCCGAACGAAAACTCTGACACCGAAGATGCATCGATATGGAGCCAGACGCTTCAGTACATAATGAAGCACTGTCAGGGTTACAACGTGATGTCGGATGCGTTTGAACAGGGTGCGCTTAAAACTGGGTTGAACTTGGTAGAGCCTTGGCTTGATTTCAGTACGGATCCCTTAAACGGAGAGTTGAAGTATACGAGGATACCGCACAACAGGTTCCTTCTCCATCCGTCTTTTACGAGAAGAGATCTGAGCGACTGTCCCGAAATACTCAGACGGGAATGGATAACAAGAAGTGCAGCGAAATCGATTGCACCATTCTTTGCGGGCGAAATAGATAAGTTGAAGCCCATGCGACCAGCGCAGGATAACAAATATATAACGTCTAATTTCAATGAAAACCTGTTGAAGCATGAGCTGTTAAGATATGACGAACACTGGCAGAGAGTCAGTAAGCCAGTGATTGTGTTCTTTGACGTAAATACAAACAGGATGCATCGTTTTGACGGTACCGAAAAAGAGGCAAATGATATATCGAAAGAGTTCCCTTCTCTTGAAAAGATAAAGAGGTTTGAGAGAGATGTTGAGGTAACGATATTTATAGAAGACGAAGAGATTTATCACGGTCCAGACCCGATGGGGACAAATAATTTCAGATTTGTGCCTGTTATGGGGTATTTTGATCCTGAGTATATTGAGCTTGATAAGAAGATACAGGGTGTTGTCAGGGACATCATCGACCCCCAGAGAGAGGTAAACAAACGCAGAAGCAAGAACCTTGATATACTTGACTCCCAGCTCAACAGCGGGTACTTCGCAGAAGAAAAATCTGTTGTGAACAAAGAGTCTCTGTATCAGACAGGGCAGGGTGGTGTGATATGGCTCAAGCAGCAGGCAGGGAGACCTATTTCGGAACGTGTGGCGAAGATAACGCCCCCTGACATACCAGCAGGGAACCTGCAGATGCAGAAGGTCATGGACGATGATTTGGTCGAGATCTCTGGGGCGAATAACGAGCTGTTAGGGCTTGCAGACAAGGATGATGTTGAGGTGGCTGGTATACTGGCAAGGGTGAGGACTGGGCAGGCACTTACGACTTTGCAGGATCTCTTTGATAACTATAGTACGTCCAAGGAATTGCTCGGAAGAATCACAATGGCGATAGTGAGAAAAAACTGGGATGCGGAAAAGATACACAGGATTACGAACAGACAGCCATCTGCACAGTTCTTTGACCCTGATCTCTCACGGCATGACGTGGAAGTTACAGAAGGCTTGTTGACGGACTCGCAGAAACAGATGCACTTCATGCAGTTGCTTGGCATGAAGAGGGCTGGAGTTAAAATTCCAGACTCTGCAATTATACAGGCATCCAACCTTGAGAGGAAGGACGAACTGGCAAAGATAGTAGAAGGTCAGGCAAAAATGGCTACGCAGTCGCAGCAGATTCAGGATCAGGTAAATCAGGCAGCGATAGAATCAACAAAGGCAAAGGCATTTAAAGATGCCAGTACTGTTGAAGTCAATAAATCGAAGGCTAATCTTAATGAGATACTCGGAATTAAGGCTGCTTCGGAGATCGAAATAAACAAGGTTGCAACTGCGATGTCTATTGCAAAGGAAATCGATGAAATAACGAAGCCAGAAGAACAGAAACAATTAGTGACACAGAGATGAAAAAGTATTTTGACAAATTTGGAACTCTGAGAAATATTTCAGATACTATACCTGATGTAATCAAAGAACATAATTCTGCAAGGGTTGAAACTATATCACATGGAGGCATAGGGCTGTTGATGCAGTCAATGATTGCAAGGGCTAAAGGTAATGTCAGGGTATACCCAGACATGACTGGGAACAGGGGGTTTACCGTTAAGAAGGAGAATGTATGCTGACCTTTCACGAAGCACGAAACGAGATGACCCTTGACCTGCAGAAGTCGATGGAAAAGGTCGTTAACAGAAAGAAAAGCGATCCAAACTATTACATTCTTATAGCAGCGCAGGTAGATAATTGGAATTCCGACGTAATTAACAATAAAATTATACTGCTCAAGGAAAAAGATAAGCCCAAGGTTCCGATGATAGGGACGATACTCTACCATGTTGACAACAACAAGGGGGAGCTGGTGAGGATCTGGGTGTTTCCGAGAGATGTTATGCAGCCAGACATGACCATAAACAAAGTTGGTGATTTTTCCGATGAAATTTTTCACATGGGGAAAGCTCCGAATAAATGATGAATTTTAAAGCGATTGAGTCCCCTTCCGTAAAAAGAAGGGAAGGGCTTGTTGATAATAAGATGTTCAGCAGGAAACAACGACGCTACCTCAGGACGTTGGCTCTTAAACGGAAAAAAAAGAAGTAACCTATTGTTCACCTCCGTGATCATAGGATAGGCAGTAAAAAGGCACAGGCTTGCGGGAGCCCGTACTTCCAATTCCTGTGTTTTTTTACTGCTATAGATTATGCAAGACCCTTGACGAAGGGCATTGTTGTAAATCAAAGGGCGTAAGAAAGCCGTGCCGCCTACGGCAACAAAAACCTTTTTTAAAAAGGATAAAGCTATGAAAGAGTTTGAAGAAGTAGTTGATGATAGTGAGCTGCATTTTACTGATGGTGGTGAAGACACAGGTGCTGCGGTGGCTGACCCAGTTGAGGATCCAGAGGATGCAAACGGCAACCAGAAGGATCCTGCTGCAGGTCGGGACCCTGCGGAGCCAAAAGAGGAGATGGTTCCCCTCTCTGCGCTCAAAAGCGAGAGGATGATAAGGCAGAATGCCGAACAGAATCTCCAGATTATGAACGATACCATTAAGGCTTTTCGTGCTACGGACAATGATGGAACGTCGCCAAAAGATATGGGTGACGTAACTGATGACACCGTAATCACGGGGAGGGAGCTGAGAGATATCGTTGGTAAGATAGAGAACAAGTTTGAACAGCAACTCTCTGCTATAGGAGCGCAGAACTCAACAGAAACCGCTTTGCTACAGGTAAAGGCACAGTATCCAGACTACGATGATGTTATTAATACTAATTTAATAAATGTACTCGAAGCTCAACCACAGATGAAGCAGGCTCTGTCTGAAGCCTCTGAAAGGTTCAGACCTTTACTGGCTTATAACATTGCAACACTTGACCCAGCTTATGTAAAAAGAACAACTACGAACAAGGTCAGGAATAAGATTCAAAAGAACGCAAAAACTCCTGCGTCAGTGAATGCTACGGGAGGTGCTGCGGACGACACGGATCTGGCAAGGGTTATAGCCAATGAATCACAGGCGGACTTCAATAAACGAGTCGAAGCAGTGAAGCGCAAGGCAGCTCAATGAGTATGAACAAGGAGACTAACAGTGGCGATTACTACGACATCAGAAGTGGATCCAGCGGTATCCACATATTATGACAGGATACTGCTGGAACGTGCATTACCGTTCCTCATTCATGATATGTTTGCGGAACAAAGGGATATTCCCGCCAAGAGCGGTAATATCATTAAGTTCAGGCGGTACAGTGCGCTGACAACAGCTACTACGCCTTTAACAGAAGGTCAGACTCCTAACGGTCAGAAGCTTGCGAAGACTGACTTGACGGCAACTATAGCCTTCTATGGTGACTTCGTTACTATAACCGATGTCATCGACTTGACAGTCGAAGACCCAGTCCTTACCGTTGAAGCAGAGCTTCTGGGTGAACAGGCTGGTGAGACCCGAGACGAGCTTACAAAGGATATGCTGTCTGCAACGGCATCCCTTACACAGGCGACTCAGGGTGCAAACGGCAGCACTCCGACAGAAATCAACAAGACTGACATCCAGACCGTCGTGCAGACGCTGCTCGGCAACAAGGCGAAGATGTTGAGATCTGTTGTAACTGCAAGCCGTGGGGTCGGAACCACTCCAGTACGAGCAGCGTTCTGGGGTACTATGCACAGTGATATCATCACTCCCGATCTCGAAGACGTACAGGAGTTTATTCCAACTGCGAAGTACCCAGCACAGAGTACTGTACTGGAATCGGAGTGGGGTTCAACTGGCAATGTAAGGTGGGTGTACTCAACCAATGCCGAGAAGACTTCTGGATCACCTAATACATACAACCTTAATATCATCGGCAGAAATGCTTATGCTATTACTTCTATTACAGGAGGAACTCTCAAGAACATCGTCAAGAACTTCGGTGATGGTGATGATCCTTTAAACCAGAGAGCAACTTCTGGCTGGAAGTTTGCGTATGTATCGAGAATCCTGAACGATAGTTTCATGCATATCCTTCAGGTCTCAAAGGCGTAAACAGTTTCAAGATGTAAATTATATAGCCAATAGGTAACCTTTTAGATGGGAGTTAAACAATGGGCTTAGTCCAAATGAAGTCAGGCAAGATTACCGCTACAGCAACAGAAGCCAGTGACGGTAAGAATGTAGATTGCGGGTTCATACCAGAACTCGTAATAATTTTCAATGAAGACGTTGCAGATGGTGAAGACGGTCTTCTGATTCGGTTCGGGGGGATGGCTGCTGCACAGTCTGCCAAGATTGTCCGCTTGGATAACGATGGTGGCAGTGATAATGTAAACCTTGTTGACGAGACCACCAACGGTCTCTCAGATTACAATACAGGGTCTACGGCTGCCGCTTCGTCTACCTTAACGGGTACGTCAACATCTACTGCAGGATCAGCAACTCTGGCGGGAACAGGAGGCGCAGTGTATTCCACTGAACTTTCAGCTGGAGACATCATTGAAGTCGGGTCGGAAAAGAGAAGGGTAACTGCAATTGCAAGTGACTCTTCCCTGACAGTTGATTCGGCATTCCGTGTAGCTGCTGCCGATACCTCTGCCACGAAGTTCGCAGCAGGTGCGTTGGTAACAAGAAGTGGTTTTAAGGGATTTACAATTCCTTCTAACTTTATCACGGCAACAAGTGACGTACTTCACTTTGCAGCATTCGGAACACAGTTTGAAGCTTAAAGCTTAATTTCTGGTGCAGGGAGATGAACATACTCTCCCTGTGCTGGGATTTATAAACTTGGCAAATTTTAGAAGGAGACGAAAAAATGGAAGCAGTTGCGGAAAAAGGAAAGACGACAGTAAAGGCAAAGTATTCTTCAGTGACGACAGTGAAAAAGCCTATACCAGAGGACACGAACTTTATGGTTGTGAGATTTCAGAATATGGAGTCCGCAAAGGTTCCTCTTGAATTCAGTGCTGGGGCTCCGATATCAAATGAGATCCGCAGCTATGTTTTAAAAGACGGGTTGTGTTATAACCTGCCCGAGAGACTGAGGAACCATATCGCTGGATTGTATTATCCAGTATACAACAACGTGCCCGATCCGAACTTTCCAGACAGTGGTCAGTACAGGTCGATGCAGACGGGTAAGAAGTACAGGTTCGTTCTCTCTACGGTTATAGACGACAAGGATCCTGTTTATGAACACCTGAGAGAGAAGTTGAATTGCAAGATTTCACCTGCAATGCTCAGTGAGACTACAAAGGCTCCGAAGGCATCTGCAGACGTTTTGTCGGCACAAAAACAGCAGGAGCTGGTGAATGACAATACTAATCTTATGAAGAAGCTCGACGAGGTAATAGAACAGAACAAAGATCTGGCATTTTCGCTTAACAAAGCAAAGGGTGAAAACAAAGACCTGAAAAAGAGTATTGAAGTGAAGAAGGTTGAGGAGAAAGACTCTAAGAAAGAAGAGGATAAATCTTCGGACGACGATCTTTAAACGGAGTAGTTAATGGCACAGACATGGGACTTGACAGCTATAAGGGCAAAGGTGAGAAAGCTTACTGGTACGCCTTCAACGGGTCAATTGTCAAACAGCGACCTCGATAATTACATAGATAATTATTACAGGAACGTATTGCCGTTGCAGACTCATGCGACGGAGTTTGACAAGTTTGACGGCTCTGCGGGATTCACTGGTACGACTACGGCTGGTACGGGAGAGTATGCATTTGGAGCTGATGTGTTTGGTATCAGGGAACCAATCATATTTGACAGTGAGAACATTACGTTAAATCATGATTTTACCAACTTCATCAGGAAGTATCCTCCGAGTGACACTACACAGTCAAAGCCACAGGAAGCAGCGATCTTTGAACGGAAGCTCTGGCTCAGACCTCTTCCAGATAACAATAGCGGTTCAAACTATACGTTTGAGGCTCCGAAGATAGATAGACCGACTTCATTGTCTGCAGTTAGTGATGAGCCCGTTGACCAGTTGTACGGTCCTGCAATTGCGTATGGAGCATCGGTAGACATTCACATGGACAGGGGAGAAGACGAACAGGCAGCGAGTAGAGCAAGGGTACTTGAAGTTTATATGTCTTTGATTTTTAGAAAGGATATTGCCTCTGAAATTGGTCGTTCGGCAACACCTAATTTTTAAAGGAATAAATTATGACATGGGATGCAGCAAAACCTGCGGGAAGTCAAAAAATAAGGCTCAGTGATGAGGAAATAAGGGCTAACTGGGCAGCACTTGAAGATGCCCTTGCGAGAAATCATAACTTTGCTGGTACTTTAGGAGGTGATGCTGGTGAACACACTGTAGTGGAGCTTCAGGATCAGGCAGGGAATCCAGCTACACCTGCAAGCGTAATAGGGCTTTATAATAATGCGGATAAATTATATTTCAGGCTTGCAAGCAGCGGTACGGTTACTGAAATAGCTGAGGCTTTTCCATCTGGAACAAAGATGTTGTTTGTTCAGAATTCTGCGCCTACGGGCTGGACATTTGTCTCTGAAAATAACGATACGGTTTTTATCAATCAAAGCACGGAAGGCAATGGCGCAACCACAGGTGGCAGCTGGACTATATCAGGTGTATCGGTAGATGGGCATACACTGACGACATCGGAAATGCCAGCCCATACTCATACTGGTTCGTTTTCTGGCTCAGGCAGTGAAACAGGGGCGGGTGGCTCTGGTGCTAGTGTAAAAACCTCTGCCCATACAACAAGTTCTACTGGTGGAGGTGGCTCGCATACTCACAATATGACTCTGGGAAGTTCGTGGAGACCTGCATGGGTGGGAGTGATAAGCTGTACTAAAGATTAATTATGAATTATAAAAACGCAAACAAGTGTCATAAATGTCCGCAATCTAATGACGAAAAAGGATGTCCTCATTGGATGGAAATAACTATGACCAATGACTCTAAAGAGTTTAAAGTCGAGAAGGCGTGTGGTCATGTGTTAATGCCCAAGTTATTAATGATGACTGTAAATGCTGCCAATAGAACAACCGAGCAGGTTTCTGGAGTTCAGAATGAAATTGCAAATGGATTCCATACCTTGTCTAATTTGAAGTTGATTAAAACAGGAGGTAGTCAGTGGTAGTAGGCTATGAAGCTTTTCCTATAAGTGATTTTAAAAGTGGTCAGGTAAATGTAAGGGAGCCTTGGCTTGTTCCAGAGGATGCATTTGAGTCTCTCCAGAACGGGTTTATAAAAAATGGCGTTCTGCAGAAAAGACTCGGATATAGCCAGTGGGCAGAAATGGCTCATTTTGTATCTGCCGAAAACATAGCTGACACCAGCCAGTCAGCATCTCACACTCTTTCAAATCTCCCTGTCCGCTCGGGAGTAGTTGGAACTGTGGTTATTACAGATTCTGGCGGAGGACCTCAAACACTTACGGATGATGGTGAGGGTGGGTTTACTGGGGACGGCACGACAAGCACAATAAATTATACAACAGGCGCAATTGCTCTTGAGTGGGACGCAGCACCAACTGGTGCAGTTCAGGTAAGTTATAGCTTTGTTGACGGCAATGCTATAATGGGTATAGCAAATCACATTACACCTGTAGGGGGGTCAAACCTTCTCGTCTTTGATACCCAGAGAGTTGCGAAGTGGAATGTTCAAACCTCTGGGCTTGATGATATACCAAAGGCAGATAGATTTTCTGGAAGTACGAGTCAGTTTTTTCATTGGGCGAACTGGGCAGGGACGCTTTACTTTACTAATAACAGCGATGTTATTGATTCTTATAACGGAACAAGTCTTTCAAAGCCGACTGTAAATCTGGGCGCAGGGAATATTACACTTACCTGCCTGCTGGTGTTTGCATACAAAGACCATCTTGTGTGTTTTCGTACGACAGAAGACGGAACGCTTCATGCACAAAGAGCGAGGTGGGCAACCGCAGGAGGCATAGACTTTACTAATGATGGATTTGTGGATGCTCCTACATCTGAATTTATAAATGGCGGTGCGTTTCTTAACGATGAACTTGTTATCTTTTTCGAGAAATCAATTTGGTTGTTTAAACATACACAGAATGTAGACCTTCCTTTCAGGTGGGAAAAGATAGACAGCTTCAGCGGTTCACTTGCCAAACATTCAATATTGTCTTTTTCTAATGAAGTTAGTGCGGTAAGTGCTTCAAATGTTATTTCTACGGATGGATTAAGCGCAAGGGTTGAAAATTTAAAGGTACCCGACGCAGTACAGGATTTTGACCAAGAAAACTTTAATCTTATTTATTCAATTTTCTTGGAAGAACTTGATCTTCAGTTTATAAGCTACCCCAATGCGAACAGTACTACAAACGACAGGATGCTTGTCAGGAACAGAGTTAATAATACATGGTCTATATTTACTATAGGATTTCATTCTCTCGGGGGATGGACTGTAGATGCTGATTTAACATGGGATGGGTTTGGAGAAACGACTTGGGACGAAGTAGAGCCAACATGGGATGCCAATACGGGTCAGGCTGGTTTTCCCGTAACACTTGCAGGGACAACAGCAGGAGTTGTTCACAAGCTTAACACTACGGGTGCCGACAACACTGCTGCCTTTGAGTTCTCCGTAAAAACAAAGAAACTCAATCCGTATGTAAAAAAAGGGTTTAAGGCGAGGCTTGGGTATGTTGACCTGCTTGTTGACAGGGATGATAGTGTCACCCTTGACGTAGCTCTTTTTATAAATGAAGATTCGAGTGCCTACCAGACTGACACATTAACATTTGACGACCCTTCTGACAGCAACGATGATAAGGTGTGGAAGAGAGTTTACTCTGGGGCAATCGGAGAGTTTCATTCAATGGTTTTGAGTAAAAGTGCTACAGGGCAGACACCGAAGATCCATGCAATAATTCCGTATTTTCTGCCAGTAAAAGGAAAGTTTGGAGTATGAAAGCTGATGACAAAAAGGTATTGCCACTTGACGAGCAGGCTATTCTATCCAGTGAGAACGAAGACCATGAACAGTTAAATGATTATTTCAGAAAGCTGATAAAATCTTTGCAGGAGATGTATTCTCATTTATCTAATATTATAAATATAAACGATGACCTTGACCGTGTGACTTCAGGTATTACAGCATCTACCACACAAACGCAGGGTCAGCAACCTTTAACTTCAACAATAAATGAGATTTCTACCGTAGCAAATGCAAACGATACAGTGACACTGCCGACTGCAAAGACAGGGCTGACAGCAGTTATTATCAATAACGGTGCAAATACGTTAAAGATATTTCCTGCAAGCAGTGATAATTTAGGTGCGGGTGTTGATACCTCTACGACTCTTGCAAGCGGAAGCAATGTAACGTACAGGGCATATGATATTACAAATTGGGAAAGCACATGATACTTTTCATAAGCAAATTTGGGGCATCGCTTCCCATCGTTTACCGTATGAGACGAGAAGGTGCAGAAACTGAGATTTATATTCACAATGATTTGTACCAGAATAATTATAACGGCATCATCGATAAGGTGCGGATTTCTGACCTGAAAAAAATGATAGACAAAGCAGACAAAATAGTGTTTGATTCGAACGTAGATTTGGGATCTCTGCAAGACTGTTTAGAAAATAAAACAATAAACCAAAGAAGGGGTCTACATAATTACGAATCCGACCCTGTAGAGGCAAAAAAGCTTGCGAAACAGGCTGGAATCAAGGTGAAAAAGGGAGCCAAGGGCATACAACTCGTTGCGGAGATGTGGTTTAACGGCAAAGAGCCTGTACTGTTTACTTATTCGTTACCGAATCAGTGCCTGCTTACAGGAGATTTGGGACAAAAGATGGCATCACAGTCTGTCTGTCTATGGGTTAAGCACGGGGCTGAGTTGCTCAAAAAGGAGCTGGAATCACTTGTGCCTATGTTGACCGACCAAGGGTACGTCGGAGCCGTCAGCGTCGATTGTACGGTGAATTCAAGGGATAAAAAGCCCTATTTCAACAACTGGAGGTTTGGGTTCAGGTATGACAGTATATTTTGTCTTTTGGCATTGTTACAGGTCTCAGTTACTGAGTTCCTGACGGAAGGATTTACGAAGGCTGGTGATGGCTTCGCCTGTTCCGAGAGAATAACTATACCGCCATACCCTTATACGTCTAAAGACCTCTTGTCTTTGGCTGAAAACGTCAAGCTGAATATGGACATAAAGGACTCAAACGGATTCTGGCTTCAGGACGTTAAGAGCGAAAACAACGAAGTACGATGTGCGGGATCCGACGGAGTTCTGGGGGTTATGGTCTCAACTGGCAGAAAGATCGAAGATGGGTTCGGGGATGTATACAAATCGATTCGGAAACTAAATATAGATGCACCACTTCAATTCAGAATAGATGGTGCGAAGGAAGCAAATAAAAAATACAAGAAACTTAACGATTGGAACATTTGTGTAAATTAAGGAGATAGCTATGGGATTTTTTGGTGATTTATTTAAAGGATCGCAAACCGAAATTGATGCAGCACCGTTTACTACCACCCCTATTGATACAAAAAGAGAAAGTCAGATAGGTCTTACTGACAGCCTTAGTAATCTGTTGAGGGGAATTACTGATCAAGGTGGAAGGGTTGACCCATATAGCGGAGAT